GCAAACTTTTTTAGATTTATTTCGCCCCGATTGCTAGCCGAGAAGAAGGTGGTGGCAGAGAACCAAAAAATGTAATGATTTCAAAGGGTTAAGTGGAGATTGGAGCCTCGAAAAAGCGTGCGTTTTCGGAGGCGAATACGATTTTCTCCGGTAGTTTTCACGCGTTCTAAGATGATAACTAACCCATTAAAGATACAGCATTTTCTGCCAAAGAAGATCGTCGCGTTCTTGAACCTTATCCGTAAGAAAAAGCTATTTCCGCATAAATCACAATGATTTAGGTCGTTTTTCTATGGAATAAAGTTCTCTCTGGTCACAGTAGTTACCCCCTCTTAGAGAACACCTTGGACCTTGCAGCAGCGCGTTTCAAGGCCAGCCCCCATGAACTCATGGTCTCGTTCAGTTAACGAGACCAGCGCGCTCCTGACGCGCTCCAGCACAGGCCCTAGAACAGATGGTGCAGAGTGCCTACCGCCGCCGAGCTGACGTACCCGGAGCCGGCCGACCTGATCCGCCGCCGGACATGCCCGATGACGAGGCGGAGGTGTGGCGGACAGTCGTGGATAGCATGCCGTCAGGGTTCTTCGGAGGCCAGACACACGGGGTCCTCGGCCTGTACTGCTTCCACATGGCCCTGGCCAAGACCGCCATCGAGGAGGTTCGGGAGCTGAAGGCCCGGTTGAGGAGGGGCGGACGCCCCAACGTGGAGGTCGTCGCGTCTCTGAAGCACTCGGAGGTGATAGCCCGGCGAGAGTCGAGCCAGGTCGCCAACCTCGCTCAGAAGCTCAGGATCACCCCCATGGGCGACAAGGTGACCAGGAAGCACGTCCAGCCAGTGGTCGAACAAGCGGCCGGAAGGAGTAGGCCGTGGGAGGACTGAGCCCGAGAGAGGACACGCCCACTAAGCCCCGAGCGGAGATGACCCGGGGAGAGCGCAACGTCGACTGGATCGAGCGGCGGTGCTACGTCCCTGAGGGCATCCGGGTGGGCAAGGCCGTCAAGCTGATGCCCTGGCAGCGGGACGAGATCCTGCGGATCTACGACAACCCGGTCGGGACCAGGCGCGCGATCCTCTCCGTGGGCCGGAAGAACGGCAAGACGACCCTGGCGTCGTGCTTAGTCTTGCTGCACCTGTGCGGCCCCGAGGCCCGGTACAAGCCCAACAGCCAGATCTACAGCGCGGCGCAGTCCAGGGAGCAGGCGGCATTAGTCTACGCCCTGGCCGCCAAGATGGTCCGCATGAACCCGGACCTCGCCCAGGCGGTCCAGATCCTCGAGGGCACGAAGACGCTGCTCTGCCTCGAGCTGGGCATCCGCTACCGCGCCCTGTCCGCGGAGGCTACCACCGCCTACGGCCTCAGCCCGGCCCTCATCGTCCACGATGAGCTCGGGCAGGTGCGCGGCCCTCGCTCGACCCTGTACGAGGCGCTCGAGACGGCGACGGGAGCTCAAGAGGAGCCGCTGAGCATCGTCATCTCCACGCAGGCTCCGACCGACCAGGATTTACTTAGTATATTGATCGACGACGCCCTGGCCGGCCACGACCCGCACACCATCGTCAGGCTGTTCACGGCGCCCGTGACTTTGGACCCGTTCACCGAGAGCACGATCAAGCTGGCGAACCCCGCCTACGGCGACTTCCTCTCCGCCAAAGAAGTCAGGGCGATGGCCGAGGACGCCCGCCGCATGCCGGCGCGCGAGGCCGAGTACCGCAACTTGATCTTGAACCAGAGGGTGGAAGTCACCAACCCTTTTATAGCGCCACAAGTGTGGTCGGCCTGTGGTGGGGTGACTGGAGACATCTCTGGCGCCCGCGAGGTCTTCGCCGGCCTCGATCTCAGCGAGACGGCTGACCTCACGGCCTTCGTCATGGTGGGCAAGCTTGACGACGACCGCTGGCACGTCGAGCCGGTGTTCTGGCTACCGGAAGAGGGCATCGCGCAGAAGTCCGTGACCGACCGCGTCCCGTACGACATGTGGGCTCGCGAGGGCAAGATGATCGCGTGCCCCGGCAGGACGGTGAGCTACGAGTACGTAGCTAACTTCCTCGCCGACGCCGTCGTCAGGTACAAGATCAAGAAGATCGGCTTCGACCGATGGAACATGCGGCACCTGCGCCCCTGGCTGGAGAAGGCCGGGATGTCCGAGTCGCTGGTCAAGGACAAGTTCGCGGAGTTCGGCCAGGGCTGGATGAGCATGAGCCCGGCGATGCGCGAGCTCGAGCAGGCGCTGCTGCAGGACAAGATCCGCCACGGCGACCACCCGGTCCTGCAGTGGTGCGTCGCGAACACGATCGTCGTCAAGGACGACGCCGGCAACAGGAAGCCCTCTAAGCGCAAGTCCGTCGGACGGATCGACGGCACGGTCGCGCTGATCATGGCGATGGGCGTGACTCCGATGCAGCCGCCGAGGATCAACGTCCGGGCGCTGATAGGTTAGGGAGGAAGCGATGACACTCGGGCTCTGCTACTGGATCTTGATGCTCATCTGGCTCGTGTGGGGAGTGCTGACGCACTTCTCGCTCGTCACCGGCCCGTACACCACGGGCGTCAACGTCGTCCTCTTGTTCATCCTGTTCTTGCTGCTCGGCTGGCAGGTCTTCGGCCCTCCGCTGCACCGCGGATGACCACGCTCGAGTTCAGGCTCGGCGGCACCCTCGAGGTCGTCGAGAAGAAGAAGCCGAAGGGCTGCGTCGTCACCCTCACACACGGCGGTCTGTCGGTGACCGCGAACGGAGAAGACATGGCATACACGCTCGCGTCAGGAATGCAAGTCCACTTGAAGGTCTCCTACGTGGACGCCGCCGGCAACCCGGCCCCAGTCGACGGCCCGGTCGCGTGGGCGTCGTCTAACACTGCGATCGCGTCGGTGGCCGCCGAGTCAGACAGCACCGCGCTCGTCAAGACGGTCGGCCCCGTCGGGCAGGCGCAGATCACGGCGACCGCCGACGCAGACCTCGGCGCCGGCGTCAAGCAGCTCGTCACGCCGATGGACCTCACGGTCGCGGCCGGCGAGGCCGTGGCCGGCACCGTCGAGCCCGTCGGCCCCGCGGAGCCCGTCGTCCCGTGACCGCGCAGATCGTCCCCGTCGCGATCATGGCCGGCGAGTCGCTGTCGGCGCCGCTCGACTGCTCCGTCGGCGAGGTCGCGTACGTCCTCATGCCCGGCCAGTGGGACGGCGCGAACTTGACGTTCCAAGTCTCGTCCGACGGCGTGACCTACTGGGACCTGTACGACGCGAGCGGCGACGAGGTCATGGTCGGCTGCAAGCCGGGCGTCGCCGTGCGCGTCCGCGCCGGCCTCGGCGGCCTCGGCTACCTGAAGATACGGAGCGGCCGCAGCGCTGATCCGGTCCCGCAGAGCGAGAGTCGCAACTTCAAGATCGTGTTCTGAGGATGGTCCCGCGGCACGAGGGCAACCGCCGCGGCGACGTCGTCGACGGCAGGAAGGTCTACGACTACCGAGCGAGCGTCGACTACCTCGCCGGGAAGGCCCAGCTCAGTGACGTCCAGCTGCTGACGACGGTGCTGTCGCGCCGAGACGGTCAGCACAGTGGGTACTTCGTGCGCCGGTGGGCGATTCCCGACGCCCACGACGCGCCGTCGACGGCGATCTGGACTAACTCAGTCGGTGACCTGAGCTCGATCGCCGTCGACCTCGGCGCGACGGACGCGCTCGACCCGCACGTCGAGAACGTGTTTCTCACGCGGGCCAAGGCGCTGGCGTTCCTGTCGACACGCGCCGAGTGGGACGAGTCGGAGCACCCGCGCGACGACCACGGCAGGTTCGAGGGCGACGGTGGTGGTGACGTTTCAGCACCCGAGAGCGGCGGTGGTGGAGAAGATGCTGCACCGAAGGAGACGACGGGGACGGACCCGAAGTTCGCGGCCATGTCCCTCGACGAGTTGACCTCGTACCTCTCCAACAACGGCAACATCTGGCTCGAGAATGACACGGGGACGAAGACGGGCCGCACTCAGGAGGTCGCTGCGAACATCGTCACGACGATCGACCGCCTGCGGCAGAGCCCGATCATGGCCGCCTCGCTGCAAGGTTACCAGAACCCGACGAAGATCAGTTTGGTCAAGGGCGCGTACGTCCGCGCCGAGGGAGGCCGCAGGACGTTCGCGCACTACCGGAGCACAGAGAAGCGGCTGACGATCGCGACTGGCCTGCGCCTCAGCAACGTCGCGGCGAAGCCCGGCATCGGCAAGGAGCTGATCGGCAAGGACCTCCCGACGGTGACGGCGCATGAGCTCGGCCACCAGGCCATGGGGAAGATCATCATCGAGGCGAAGAAGAACGGCTGGTCGCATGAGAGCATAACACAGCTATTTCAGAGCAAGTCGAAAGCAGTCTGGGAGAAGGCCGTCAGCAAGTACTCGGCTACGGACCCCCACGAGCTGTTCGCCGAGGCCTTCGCCGCGTGGACGCATCCCGGTTACCAGCAGGGGAAGGCGCTGCCGCCCGAGCTGGTCTCTCTGTTCGAGAAGGCAGGAGTGAAGAAGGGTGGATGACGAGGACAAAGAGTTCGAGGAGTGCTTCTTCGGCGTGACCGACGACGAGGACTTCGTCGAGGAGAAGCCGAAGCCGAAGGGCGATAAAGGAGGTAGCGATGCCGCTTCCAAAGCCACGCAAGGGTGAGAACCAGAGTGACTTCATGGGTCGGTGCATGCACGAGGCCTACGGGGCTAGTGCGCCGTCGGACCGCACGCAGGAGCAGGCCGTCGCGATGTGCATGAGCGCGTGGCGCGCCGAGCACGGCGGCTCGCCGCCGCCGAAGAACCTCGAGGAGCAGATCGCGAGCGTCATATCGCGGTGGAAGGAGAAGTTCGGCGAGGACCCGTCGTACTCGATCATCGCGCTGATGACGAAGCAGGGCGACGGTGAGATCCCCGAGCCAGAGGACGGCGAGACCAAGGACGACTTCATGACTCGCTGCGTCGACGAGGTCGGCGACGAGGACGCGGAGGAGGCCTGCGAGCTCGCGTGGGAGGAGTTCCAGGAGGACACGGCGGAGAAGCGCGCCGCTAGCCTGGTCCACAAGACGCACAGCGGCGTCGTGGCCGGCATGGAGTTCGTCCTCAGCGACGAGACGCCGGATCGGTTGGGCGACGTGATCATCTCCGAGGGGTGGGACTTCGCCAACTTCGCCAAGAACCCCGTCGCGCTGTTCAACCACCGCGCCGACTTCATCGTCGGCAAGTGGCACAACATCCGGGTCCACGAGAAGTCCCTGCGCGGCGACCTGGAGATGGCGCCGAAGGGCACGTCCGACCGCATCGACGAGATCCGCAACCTGATCGACGCCGACATCCTGCGCGCCGTCTCGGTCGGCTTCAAGCCGATCAAGTCCCGGCCGATCAAGGAGGACCAGGAGCCTGGTCCGTTCGGCCTGACAGACGGCGGCAGGTTGTACTCGAAGTGCGAGCTGGTCGAGGTCTCCCTCGTCAGCATCCCCGCGAATCCGAACGCCCTGGCAGTCGCCAAGGCGCTGAGAGTCTCACCAGAGACGCAGGAGTTGATCTTCGCCGAGCACGGCAGCAAGAAGGTCAAGAAGAGCGCCCCTGACACCACCGCAAGGACCCGTGCCGAGCATGGCAGCGATCGGGCGAAGGCGGACACCACCGGCGAGCACGCCGCAGCCCACAGAGCAGCACGAGGAGGTCAATCCATGTTGCTCGGCAAGAGG